TCGCAACATCTTTAATTGTATCAAATAAACCGTCAATATCGTCACCCTTGTTACCAATCAAGAAACAAGATGACATTTGAGATTTACGTGTACCCGCATTAAATAATGTTGGAGTTGCATGAGTGTAGAAGTGTTGAGATAAGTCGTCATAAATTCTTAACGCCATATCTAAATTACCTTTACAAATACCAACGGCAACTCTCATATACATGTATTGAGGTCTTTCAACCACTCTATTTCCAATCTTTAAAAGGTAAGAACGTTCCAATGTTTTATATCCAAAGTAATCAAAATCCAAATCTCTTTCTTGGTGAATTGCTCCATCTAAAGATTCTCTATTTTCCATTACAAATTTATAAACACCTTCATCAATTAATGAAGATTCTTTACCGGTTTTTGGTTCAACAAAAGAATATAATTCTTTAATACATTGAGAAAACTTTTTATGTGTCGTCTTATGTAAATTAGATACCGCTAATCGACCTGATAATTTCGCATAATCAGGGTGAGTTGTAACCATTGCCGCGGCGGTTTCCGCTGCTAATACATCTAACTCTGTTGTTGATATACCATCATAAATTCCTTGAGTTACTTTTAAGGTAACATATGTTGGGTCAATATATTCTAAATTCAAATCACTACAGAAAACACTAATTCTACGTGTGATTTTATCATATCTCATTTCCTCTAAGGAACCATCTCTCTTTTTAACTTTCATCTTCTTATTATAATTTTAAAAATCTACGTCTCCAAATGCAGAATCTAAATCTTCTGATACATTATTAACTCCCGCCTTTTGATATTCCGCAACTCTCTTTTCAAAGAAATTAGTTTTACCTTGTAATGCAATGTTTTGCATAAAATCGAATGGGTTCTCAGAATTATATACTTTAGATACTCCTAACGCAACCAATAATCTATCTGTTACGAATTCAAGATATTGTGACATTAATTCTGAATTCATACCAATTAAACGAACGGGTAATGCCTCGAGAATAAATTCTTTTTCAATTTCTAATGCTCCACAGATAATTTCTTTAATTCTTTCTGGTGAGATTTTATTTTGAATATGATTGTTATAAAGATGACAAGCAAAATCACAATGCATTCCTTCGTCTCTTGATATCAATTCATTAGAAAATGTTAAACCTGGTAATAAACCTCTTTTCTTTAACCAAAAGATTGAACAAAAAGAACCTGAAAAGAATATTCCTTCTACTGCCGCAAATGCCAATAATCTATCAACAAAAGATTCTGAGTTAATCCATTTAAGTGCCCAATCCGCTTTCTTTTTAATTGCCGGTATTGTGTCAATAGCATTAAATAACTGATGTTGTTCTTCTTTATCTTTAACTAAGGTATCAATTAAAAGTGAATACGTTTCACTATGGATATTTTCCATCATGATTTGAAAACCATAAAAGAATTTTGCTTCAGTATATTGTACTTCATTAACGAAGTTAATCGCTAAGTTTTCGTTTACGATTCCGTCAGATGCTGCGAAAAATGCCAACACGTGTTTAACAAAATGTTGTTCATCATCGTTTAATTTGTTTTCCCAATCTGATATATCTTGACCTAAATCAATTTCCTCAGCGGTCCAAAAAGACGCTTCTGATTGTTTATAGAACCTCCATAAGTCATGGTGTTCGATTGGAAAAAGGACAAAGCGTCCGGGGTTATCTTGTAAAATCTTCTCCGTCATAGTTTTTTTATTTTTTTATTTTTTAGCCAATTCTTGTCTTCTTTTAAATGCTTCAGCGGCTCTGTTAGCATTTATTTGAACTTTTTGTTCTTCATGACCCAATAGGGTATTTTGTGTTTCGGTATCAATGAATAGGAATTCATTGTTGAATTTACAATTTTGGAAAACAACACCATCTCTACCGATACGAGATTTAAGTAATGTAAGTGTTGCCAAATTATTTTCCTTTTGTTCTAACGTTTTACCAATTGATAATATAACGTGTGCAATTTGTGCTTTTTTAATTGACCCTCCCATTTGATCACTGTTTACAACTTCAGAAGAGATTGATTCTCTATTACCCTGAGTTGCAGTCCAAACAGCAATTTCAAACTCATTTGTCATTGATTCTAAACTTCTCATAATTGAACCCTCACCTTTCCATTCTTCACCATTTGCGGATTTTTCAGATGAAATACAATCAACGTAGTCAATAACTAATAGGTCAACTTTTTCACCTTCAGAATTCATCTTTCTAATTTTATTCTTTATTTCGGAAACGGTCACATTATCGCTAGATAATTTCAATAGTTTCAGAAATCCTTTTGAATTTAATTGAATCTCTTTAACCTTTTTTTGAACCTCATCCTTATAGTTAGGTTGTTCATTTGGTGAGATTTCCGTCCAAATTGTATAGTGTTTTCTTTTAATATTTCCAGGGTTATCCTCGAAAAATATTTGTACAACATTAAATCCTAAATTATATGCGGTATTAGCAAATTTAGTAAGTAAAGTTGTTTTACCCGTTCCTGTTGGTGCTAATACAATACCTAATTCTCCTCTTCCTAAACCTCCATTTAATAAGTTATCCACACCCACAATACCAGTCGCTATTGGTTGTCTATTATCCTTTTCCAAGGCACCTTCGATATCGAAAAACACATCGGTAGCCTCGTCATTAGAAATACCGACTTGTAATGCTTTTTGAATGATTTGTTCAATCTTATTGTAAGATTCAAAATCACCGTTATCAATAATACTTTGAACACCTTTAAGTTCCTTTTTTAAATTCTGTTGTTTACAAAAATTAAGTGCAGTATCCTTAACATATTCTATTTGTTGTTCGTTATTTTTAATGGAGTCCAACGTATCGACATGAACTTTAGAGGAGTCTTTATTTCCTCCCTCTGACATGATTTTTTGTGCTACGGTATTGTAATCGGGAATTTTATTATAAGTTTTGTACAACTCTTTTACGTTCTCCATGATAAATCTGAATGAATTATTTTCAAAGAACTTACTTTCTAATACATCTATGATTGTTTCTCCGTACTTTTTGTCTTCAATAATTGCTTTAATTAGGGATTGTTGAAATGAAAATCCCAAATGCCCAAAATTCCTTTCTTCCATTGTAATTGTTATATATGTTTTTAAATTATAGTTCGTATTGTAGATATGCCGTTTCCAATTCATCAGATGATAAGATGTCAGTTAAATCTGACAAAATTATCTTTAGTTTTGGACGAATGTCAACAGTGTATCTAACCTTTGGATGATAGAGATATGCTGGGAATATCCTTTGAATAAATACATCGTCACCTATCTTAATTTCCAATAAAAAATGTTCTTTTGACTTACTTGCCTCGTCTTCCACACTCTCTGAATTGAGGAAAAAATTCAGATTTTCACATAGATAATTGGAACATTTTATTTTTAAATCTTCAGCCATATCCTCACAAATATTTTTTACATAATAGTGGAGATCCATACTTCTTCTTGCTTGAGGGTTGTAATCTCTAACATTGAAAAATCTTTGACATACAATATGTCCTTCTAACGACAACAGGAACTCAAATTTAGTGATATTGTCTTGGTTTTGGTAATTACTCATTGTTTTTAATTTTGATTGTTCTTTTATTTTTTTCTTTTCTTGTTAATCGTAAAAATGGGTTTATAAATTTTATCCAAGAGTCATCTGATTTTGGTAACACATTGAATAAACCATCTTCAGTCATCATTTTCATGGCGTTTTTATATGACCTTCCTTCTTGATCTAATTTTTCGTTTATTAGTAAATCAACATTTTCTTTTGCCTCATCGGTTAGAAATGGAGAATCTAAACTAACTATACGACTGTTTACATCAAAAAATTCTTCACCAAATACACCATGTTTGGTTACTCCAGTTAGTAAATTTGCAAGTAATTTATTGTGTTTATCTTGTAGGAACATCTCATTGGTTTTATCCTTAATTTGTTCGATAGATAAATGTTCGGTTTTAAGTTCGGGGAAAATAGATAAAAATCTTTTAATACCCATACCTTTTATTCCCGCAATATTATCAGAGGAATCACCACATAACATCTTAACTAATTTTACATTCTCAATTAAAATTTCCTCATGGTCGTAAACTATGGAGTCGTTTTGTTTGTAAAGTTTTTGATGAGAAGGGTTGAAAATTTGTGTATTTTCAGAAACCAATTGAGTTAAATCACCGTCCGATGAATACACAATTTTGTTTTCGTTAGGTGAGTTTTGTGTGTAGTATGCAATACAATCATCGGTTTCACAATATTCAAACTCTCCTTGTCTTACGTAAAGTTCTTCAAGGTATTGTTTTATTCTCCCCCTTTGGTATTGATATGAATTTAATTCTTCTTCCGACCTAACTCTTTGACGTCGGTTTTCCTTGTAATGAACATAAATTTTTCTACGAGTAGATGAACCTTCTAAACCATCCCAAAAAACAACTATTTTGTCTAAATGATATGTCTCAAACGCTCTCCTAAGAGTATTAAGAAAATGGTAAATGCCTCCAATGTGTGTTCCTTTATAGAACATATTCTTGACACCATAAAAACCAATCGTAAGTAAATTATCTCCGTCAACAAGTAAAACCGACATTTAATATTATTTATAGATCACTCTCTTCTGTTACAACTTCTACGTCTGAGATGTCTGTAACATTAACACCTAACATCTTACCGATGTAATCACCCTGTTCTTTTTTATAATCCTCAATTGATTTCTTCTCTTCTGAATCTTCCTTTGCTGACATAAACCCGTGGGCTGTAATTAAGATACGTCCATCTTCATAACCTGAACCATTAATGTGGTTTTTCATTATAGAGATTTTTGTTCTCGTTGCTATTTTAACTTTTCTCTTATCTTTTGTGATAGAGATTTTCGTTGTTCCCGCTCCTTTTTGATTACCAAATAAGAACACAATACTTGAGTTTAACCAAATTGCCTCTCCACCTTTTGCTTTAATCTTTGGTTGTCCAAAAGGATTATCGGGTAATTCTACCCAAGGTTGGTTAACAATGATTAATGTGTTTGTATAAGGTTTATCTGTCCTTCTTGACCCTGAAATACGTTGGTTGATACCCATACCAATTTTGTCGGCTAATACCGATGCATTGTGTTGTTTACCACCTTTACCGTCGTAAGTCATCTTACATGGAACCGAACCTACTGAATCCCAAAGGATTAATAAATCGTGAGGTATATCTCCCTTTTCTTGTGCATCTAATAATTCATTGATGTACTCGGTAATTTGTTCGATATACTCAAAATCACTATTGAAAAGATAATCTCCGTTCTTATCAAATCCCATTAACTCCGCGTGGTCCCAACTCCATTTTTGTTCAGTAATGACAAACACAGGAACAACTCCTTTCTTTTGTGCATCTACCGCTGACTTTACAAGTGCGGTTGTTTTACCCG